CCGTCACGGCAGCCACTTTGAACGTGCTTTTCAGCAGCAAGCCAAGCTCTGAGCCATCAGCGAACAGGTTGGTAAATGCCGTCTGAAGGCGCTTAAGAGAACCATTGATTGTGTCGCCTGCCTCAAAAGCAGCTTTGGCGGCTGCGCCCTGGGCGTTGCGTTGGTTTTCTAGCAGTTTGTTGAGCTTGTCAAAGTCATTCAGCAAAGGCTGCAAGACCGGGCCAGCTTCTGTGCCAAAGGCCTTAAGAATCGCGCCCGTATCAGCGCCAGAATTCTTGATTTTTTGAAGAGTGCCGATGAAACCATCAGCCGCAATCGTATTGGCGTCGATATTGACCCCAAATTGCTTAAGCTTTTCACCAACACCACCAGAAGCGAGCTGAGCAAATGCCGTTTTCAGCGCGGTAAACGTCACCTCTGCGCTAGTACCTGTGCCGGTGATCTGAGCCACTGCGGCGTTCACTTCATCCAGCCCAATACCCAGGGCGGATGCAACGGGGGCGACCTTTGCAATGTTGGCCGCATATTGGCCGATAACGATTTTGCCGTCGTTTTGCGTCTGAATGAATTGGTCAGTGATGCGCGTTGCTTCTTCTGCCCCCAGGCCGTAGGCGTTTAGAACCGACGTAGTGGCATCTGCCACCGTGTTCAAATCAGAAAAGCCGCCTGTAGCTGCAAGACTAGAGGCCTTAAGGACTTGCGAGGCATCGGCCGCATTGTTGAAGCCAGCCGATGCCACGTCGTAGGCCGCGGCAGTCAGCTCGACAACGCTGGCCTGACCCGACAGCTCACGGCTCACATCGACAAGGCGGTTCTTTAGTTCTTCACTGTTGACGCCAAGCGTGCGAACTTTTGCCTCAGCAAAATCCTGCTGGGCCAACGTCGAAAACGCAGACGTAAGAGCGCCTGCTGCTGTTGTCAAAACAGCGATTGGGCCCAGGGCAGCCTTTAGAGCGGTGCCTAATGCGACGACCCCTGGGGCTGCACCTTTTGCGGCATTGCCGAAAAACGCAGTAGCCACACCTGCGCCCTTGGCAGATTTTGCCGCGTTATCTAGGCCACCTTGAGCCCCTTTGGCCTTGTTTTTCAGTTGGTCAATTTGTGCCTGGGTCTGCTTAATGGCAGACTTCGGCTGTGAAAAATCAAAATTGGCAGTTAAGACGGTTGTCACTCACCTGCCAATCAGCTGCCTACAGCTTACCTCCGTCTGCGGCTTGCGCGATCTCTCGCCTTTTCTTCGCGGTCACCTTTCACCTGATAATACGCAGCAAAATGAATAAGCTCCGCATCAGTCAGTTCCGTGCGAAGCTTGCTCACCGTCATACCAAGTTCGCAGGCCAGAAAAAACTCAAAGTAGAGCCAACTGTCCTGCGTCAGTCGTTTTTTGCTTCCTCCATGCTGGCGTCTTCACCAACGCCAAACAGGAACAGCTCTAGGTCATTCAGGACAGACTCAGGCAGCTTGCGTTGCAGCTTGGCGGCATCAGCAGCGGCAAACGCTTTGGTGCCATCCTCCAGCTCTGCCATCTGGCACAACATCTGCGTGCTGATGTCTAGAGCCTCATCAGTGCCCGCCAGACTCTGCGCTTTTTTGCGATCTGCCCTGGTGATTGGCTTGAAGTACAGGTCGATGACCACTTCACCAGCTGCGTTTTTCAGCTCGAACTTGCGGCGCTGGTTGAGATCAAACGCCTCAACCAGCAAATCCACAGTGCGATTGTTAGCAGGCATTTAATAATTTGAACGAACGTTCAAACTATAGCCTTATCACTCAAGGTTAGAAGTGATCGTGCTGCTGGTGATGAAGCTGCAGCTGACAATGACCAATTCACCAACAGTGGAAGTAATTTCCATGTCAGTAATGATGCCGCCAAAAGACAGGGAATCAGTGCCGTTGGTGTTTCCAGTGGTAAACAACTCGAACGAGGCGTCAGCTGTATCGCCTGTTTTGACGATGTCTTCGATAAATGCAGCCTGACCAGTTGCGTCGGGGTCATAAACCAACTCAACAGTGCCGGAGCCACTGACGAGACTGCCAACAAACTGTCGGAAAGTGTTGCCGTGGACAGTGGTGTCCAAGGTTTCCTTAGTGATTGACAGACTCCAGCTGCGAGTACCGACAACCTGGGCAAGACTGCCGCTGCCGGTCTCAAATTCAACTGAGCCGGATTCGCCTCGGATGGTGGCCATGGTCAGAGTTCCTCGATAAATTCAAAGGTCACACGGACCTGAGTTTGAAAATAGCCTTCGGGCTCTGGCGATGCCAGCACCTCTGGGCCGATGGGAGCGTCGAAGAAAACCCCCGACACGATGGCTCTATTGTAAAGGTCTCGGATTCGTTTACCAATCACGAGATTTGCCCCAGGGCCTACACCCTTACCTGAAAAGATATTGAACAAAGCCAGGCCGACTATCCGGTTTCGGCTGTTGCTGGTGCCTCCCTGGCTCAGATACTGATTAGCGCCAAAGGTAGTTAAGCACTGCACAAAGGAGCTGTTTGGCGTTGGCTCATACGCCATGTTGTGAAAGACCACCGGGATGGCTGGGCTATCGGCCAGCTCCGTGGCTAGGCGGCCCTCAATGGTGGCGCGGACTGAATTGAGGTCTGCAGCTGCCATTAGATCTTGCCTTTCTTCTGTGCTTGCTTCACAGCATCGTTGAAACGTCGCTGGGAATCAACCTGCAGCTCCTTTGTGATTAGTTCTGGAAACCCTGGAACAGTGCCCTGGCGTGTCTTGAAAGAGCCGCCCCATGAAGGTGGCAGACCAGTGCCCATACAGACCGGCTCAGCGTATTCAACGGCGTTATGAATGCTGTAAACGTTGCCGATGGTCTCAGTGCCGGGCTGATAGTTAACGCCCTTCATGTCGGGAATGTTGCTCCCTTGGGCCTCTGGATATTGGCCAGGCTTTTCTGATGCCTCGCTAATCGCGTTTTCACCAATCTGCCAACTAGCGCGAAGCCTTCCGGTCTGAGCAGGGGTAGCCTCTTTAAGTTTGGCGTCTGCCTCTAGGACCGTGCTCTGAGCAAAGAAATTGCCCAGCTGTTCTAGGTAGTCATCAACGCCATCAAAGTCGATCTCACGCGCCACAGTCAGGCCCTCAGGTAAAGGGTGTAAGCGATGTCTACACCGTTCAGCTCTTCCTTGTCGACTTGAATGATCTGATAGACGATGCTGCTGATAACGACGCGATCCTTGGTCTCAGGTGCGCTGGCCACATCAGCCGCTGAGATAGTCAGCTTTTTGTCGCCTGCCTGAATCAGCTCATTGGCCTCACGAAGCGCAACTTCACTGACAACACCCTTGATGGCTGTGTCGGATTCAGTCTCTGTAACCGCGCCTGTTGTGGTGTTGTAGGTGCCACCAGTCACGAAGCGAATGGTCACATCACCGCCCAGAACCGCACCCCCGATGATTGGGGCCAGCTTTGCTTGCAGGATGTCACCAAGTGCCATTAGGCCTCGTAAGCAATGATTGTGCCGCTGGTCAGCGTGATGCTGGTGATGATCAGCCCCTCGATACAGGCAGCTGTATCAAACTCAATCGCCTCTTTAGTGGCTGAGCCGTTCTCTGTGATGTTGGTGGCCGTCATTGACGCGATCACAGAATCTTCAAGCGCCATGATCTTGAAGAACTTGCCGGTGTGTGCGGCGGTGTTTGTGATGATCGTGGCCTTGGCAGGCGTGTATCCATAGCCCATGATCAGCTCCGTTTGACAGAAATGTTGCCTGGTCCGCTAATTCTAAGGCTGTGCAGATACCTTTCAAACATGGGCGGCACGCGGTCAGCTCCAACTGAGCCGGTCTTATCAGGCACAACTGAAATGCTGCCCACCTGAACGCTCTTGAAGTCCTCAAGACCACCAAGGCTGATGCCGTCTTTATTGCTGTGTAGGTAAACCGCTAGCTCAATCTGAGCGTGCTTGATCTGCGACGGGATCTCGGTATCGGTGAAGAAATCGTCGGCGATCCGAAACGGAAAGCCGGTCGCGTAAGTGTTGATATATGTCGATGGCTTTCTGACACCCGTCCGCGGCCACTCAAGCGCCTGCGTGTCAGTTGCCTTGGCACCTAAAAATCTTTCCCGGTCTAGCCGCTGTGTAGCTGTGGCCAGGGCCCGGTTCTTTTGATCGTCTGTTGCACTGTCCCACTTAGCGGCATCAGTGCCCAGCACCATGGCTTCAACGTAGGAATCAGCCTGCGCCAGAGTCATGTAACTGTTGGCGCTTGCCCCGCCCGCTGTTGCGTCGATTGATACTGCCATTGGCCTTGCGGGTGGTGGTCTTA